GTTCCATAATCAGCTGTAGCTGTAGGGTATTCAACAGCAGCAGCGTTTGTTGCTGTTGTTGGGTCAGTACCAGATACGGTAAAAGTAGAGGTTTGTCTTGCGTATGAACCACCACTTACTTCAGTACCACCACCAGTATCGGTAGGTGCTACTGTATACAAAGCAACATATAAAGTTGTTGGTGCTGTATAAGCATTTCCACCAAATACATGATCCAATACTTTGTCTTCTAAATAATCACTAAATCCAGCCATAATTGCTCCTAATTATTGTTCCAATAATAAATGTTTTTTCTAGCTTTGCCATAAGTTCTTCTTCTTTGTATTAAAGAACCTTTACCAAACTCAGCTCTTTCTTGTTCAAGTCGCATTTCTTCTAATGCTTTTTCAAACTGAGCAGTAAACAATGGCACTCGCTCATCTTCCATTAAAAAGATTGATGCGTGTTTTAAAGCTCCATATAAATAAACGTCTGGATGTCCTGTAGACACAAAGTTCGTTGTATTAGAATCGCTGAGTGCATCAATCGATCCATAGTATGTTAATTGTAATGTATAACTTGTGTCTGGAGTAGGGGCAAGTTCAATAGAATCGTCAACGATTGCAAAATAAATTGGCTCGCCAGCTACGTTATTATTTGATTGTCTATATACATCTAGTGATTCAATAGACTGTTGGAATAAAGGTCTAAAGTTGTTAGATGTTATTTCTACGTTTATAGCTTCCATCCAATCAGACGGTACAGCTAAGTATTGTGAGTCAGCAGTAGCAGTTGCCCTTTTAATCATATCTTTGGTTCTTAATCTACGATTAAGTTCTGCTTCTGTGTTATCTATAAACATATCTATATCAGATGTTAAGTCTGATCTGTTTAGATAACTTGCTATGTTTGTTTTTAATTCTGCATACGTCATACCTTACCGCCCCATGTTCTAAATAATTTGTTGTCTGGATCGTTGAGCCATTGTTTCCATTTCTTAGTATCTTGCGCCCAACCTTCTCGTAAAGCCTTTTGGTATATTACCATAGGCACTTCTGCCACATGACGAAAATCTTTTCCTGGTTTGTTCTCCGATAAAGCTTTGCAATGCTCTATAACAGGAGCGACATTTTGTTTGGTGTGATAAACAACCTTTTCATCTTCGGTTGCAAATTCGTGTGAATAATTAATCTTATTGTCAATTAGGGTTCTTTTAGCCATAGCTACTAAATTTTAACACTAATTATAAAAAAAAGGAGGGGCTAAAACCAAAGTCCTAGCCCCTTCCATTTAGGTTATTAAGATACGTTTAAGTCTGCGACTACACCATGAGCAGCTTCGTTGCTCACTTCTAGTCCATACTCAACTACGATCATCTTAGTTTCAGCATCACCTATTGTTGCTATGTCGATAGTATCGAAGCTTCTTAAGTAAGAAACTTTAGCAAATTCAGGATCAACTAATAGAAGTGATCTTTCTCTTGATCTGTTTGATGGAACTATTTTTAGTTCACCAAAGTCAGATGAATAGATAGATACTGAAGCTTCTACAGTATTAGCATCAACCATTTGTCTAGCTTGCGATCTTCCTGTGAAACCAGAAATTACTTGCTTGTTGTGAGGGCCACAAATAGCAAGATTTGGCTCTGCACCACTAGCAAACATTAACTCAAGAACGTCTTTCAGAAGTGTTTCTGTAAGATCCCTTTGAGTTCCGTCTGTTGGAGCAGCTCCACCACCAGTTGAAGCACCACCAGTTCCTCTTGAATCATTAGTTGTTATCCATGATTCAAATGCACCAGTTTGTCTTGCAGTAGTAGCGTCACCAGTTGTTTTAGCACCAGCTTGACATAGAGCTTCTTCCATATCTCTTTTTAGTGCTTTAGCCATGATAGCTAGTTGGTGTGCCATTTCTGATCTCTTACCAGCTGCATCTGAAGCATCTTGCGATCCTGTTACAGTTGCATCTCTGTATGAGATTTGACATACATTACTAACTCTTGCAGTAGCAGTAGAAGCCGCTCTTGAAAGTTCAAAACCTTCAAGTTGACCAGTTCCGCTAGGAGTTGGTAATGATTCAGTTTGCCAATCAAAAACTACGTTTTTAACGTTTCTTGTTCCGATTGAGGACATAAACGGAGTTTGCATTGGAGAGATGTTGTAAATGATATTACTTAAATCTTCTCTATCAGCAGTGGCCGTATATGTGTCAAAAGCATTAGTTACTTTAGCCATAATATATTCCTTTAAATTACTTTAACATTTGTTCAAAAACCCTAGCAGCATCTTGGACTTTGCCAGATTTTGCTAGACGTTGTTTTGCTTTTTTCACAGGGGCTACTGATTTTGGTCGGTTCGTTGTACCAGGTCTTGCAACACGAGCTTTCGCTTTCTGCGTTGGTTTTTTCTTTACAGCCTCAACAGTTTTACTGTTAAGCCACGCATTTCTTAAACCAAGTAATGCTCGGTAGTCGTATACAGAGTCCATCTCTTGTGGTGAATACCCCAAGACGTTAATGCCATATTCACGAATAGCGAGCTTTTCCTGTTGCGCTGTCTCAGGATTTTGCCATTCTGGTATGATCTCCAAGAGTTTTTGCTGACCTTCTTGCACCATCTGTGCGTATTGCTGTTGCTGTTGAGCAAATGCTTCTTGTTGAATTCTTTGCTGTTCAGCTTGAGCGGCAGCTAATTTCTCTTTTCTATCATCCCAAAGTTGCTTTTCACGAACATAACCTACGGGATCATCTTCATACAACTGGTTCCAATCTGGCTCGTTTGCCAATTCGCCCGATATTTGGGCTTCCATCTTCGGTAACAGCTGTGCATAAATAGCATCTCTTTCCGCTAACTCCTTCTGCTGTTGCTCAATAGTTTTTCTTTGTTGAGACAGCTCTTGAGTTTTGCGAGTGTAATCTTGCTGACGCGAATATCCGTTTTGGAGTTCCTCAAGCGTGACCTCTACTTCTTCACCATCAACTCGGATGGTGTATAAAGTGGGTTGCTCTTGTTCCTCTTCAACCTCTAATTGTTCTTCGTCATCAATTTCGTCATCGTATTCAAAGTCCTCTTCTTCTTCAGCTTCTTCTAATTCAAGTTCAGCTGCTTCAGGGAGTTCTTCTTCCTCAATGACATCTACTTCTGTTTGTTCTGCTTCTACAACTTTATCCTCTTCGGGAGTTAAGAAACTTTCAAAAGCGAAAGTAGTGTTCTCTAAATCTGTTTGTAAAGCAGTCGGTTTTCCGTTATTGCTCATATATAAATACTCCTTATATGTATTTATAAGTATTTTATATGAATTTTTGGGAAAAAGGAAAGCCCTAACCGATGTTACGGACTTTATTTATATTTGCTCTAGTCAGTTTTCCTTTTTCTGCAATGATACGCAGATGCTTTTCTACTTCAGGTATTAGTAATATAGACCTGTGTAAACTTTCTCTTATAGAAATATCATCTGGGTTTTTTGAGTTTAACCAAGCTTGCATATACTCATCTTTCAAAGATTGCATAGCTTCTTTAAAAACATCAGACTCAAGTATTCTTTCAGCTTCAGCTGCTTTTACGACTTCTTTATGTGTAGGCATTAGAGTGTTCCTAGTAGTGCTCTTGGACTTCCCTGTCTTATGGGTGAAACAATGTTATCAATATTTAGAACTGGGTTAGTAGGAGTCATTCCTAAATTAACCATAGGTTGTGGCATTACAGGAGTATTGACTACAGGTAATGTCGGTATTGAAACTGGTTGTGATATTTGTGGTAATTGAAAAGGTATTTCTGGTATTTGAACTGGGGCCATGTCTTCAATCATCGGTAAGCCTAAATTTATTGGCACGTCTACTATAGGTGTAGGTGCTTCTAACACAGGAGGTGTTACAGGTATAGAAGGCATAACAGGTTGTCTTTCTGGAACAATCTGAGGTAACGGAGGAGGTGTTATAGGTGTAGAAACTACTGGAGCTGCTACTGGTGGTGCTACAAGAGAATTACCTGTACGCATTTGTTCTTGGTTTTCTGGACTATAATGATCTAACCAATTTCCTGTTCCATAAGGGTCTTCTGGTGTTCCTACAGGTACAGTTGGTGTTGCTACTGGTGTAGGCAAGTTTTCTATAGCTTGTTCTACATCAATATCTTTTAATAATTCATCTATATCTGGAAAAGAACGCCCTCCTGGAAATCCAGCACCCATTTTCATTATTATAGGTGTACCATCAGGGTTAAATAACTCAGGATTGGTGGTAGGTGTTACTTCAAATGTAGTTCCAGCTGGCATTGGTGTTCCTTCGCCTGTTGGTAAACCTAAGTCTTCTCCTGTCATTGGGAAAGCTCTAGGTTGGAAGGGTGTAGCTCCCTCTGCAAGATAACCCATAGGTTGATCTGGAGAGAAACTCATACCAGGTGCTACCACTTGTTCAAAAGGCATACCACCCGCTATTTGTTGTGCATAAGCTTGACCACTTAGTAAGCCACCACCCATACCGCCCGCTCCACCGAAACCACCAGTACCACCAGTACCGCCAAAAGCAGCACCGCTTTCATAAAAAGTATTTCTAGCTAGGTTTCTTTCTCCTGGGTTTAAGTAAGTATATGGTTTTGCAGAATCAGGAACACGACTCCATCCTTCTGTAGTTTGTCCTTCTTCTCCAGTTACAGGATCAAACCAAAAGAAATTCATAGAGTCTATATATTCTCCACCTAATGCTCTTCTGCCTATATCGCTGTATGCGTATGGATCGTATGTAGTATTAGCTCCTGTTCCTGTTCCTGTTCCTGTTCCCATACCAGGAGTATAATTTTCATCCATTGGTATAAATCCTTCAGGGGGTCTATCTAAAGAGCCTGTAGATGTGTATGTTTCTCCCGTTAAAGGATTGTAATAGTAACTCATTACCTGTGTGCCATATTGCATATCTCTTCCAATTTCTGCCATATTACTCTGTTATTAGTTTATCTATTTTAGCATCAAGTTTGTCTATTTTATCTATTAATCGTTGAAACTCAACGGTATGCTCACTTCTGGTTAGATATTCTCTAGCTACTTCTTCTCGTGTTCTGTTAATTAAGATGTTCTGTCTTTGTAGTTCTGAAGCGTGAGTCTTGAGCGTATAAAAGATTGGTGCAAATACCAAACTAATTATTATGTTCCAAAACAACATTCCATCCATGATTAGCTCAGTTTATCCCACTCTTTCCCTTGAAACAAATTTGCTTCTGCTTCTCTGCGTTTAACTAAACCACCTAAGATAACACCACCAGCTTTATTCCATCTTATTATTTGTTCTGGAACTCCGTCATAATTACCTTCATTTAGAACTTTAAGTAACGTAGAGTTCTTAAGGTTTGTAGGGCCTAAGTTATATACCCAACATACCAAGGCATCAAACTGACATTGTTCTAGCGGTACTTCTACAAGATCATTGATATAGCCTTCATACTCAATCATTTCTTCTTGTAGCATATACTCAGCTTCGTCTTGGTTTATTTTATCGCCTTCTTTAACGTCTTTAGTATGACCATAACCTATAGTCCAAACGTCTACAGAATCTTGATAGGCTTCTAAGCGACAGCCTTCGTAAGATTTAATTAAAGATATGCCTTCTTCGGATATTTGCATTTTTTCTTTACCCTCCCCGTACCAATTCCATCTACCGTTAGTCGTCACTTTTATGTGATGCACCAAAGTAAAAACTAATAATAGCTGATGCTAAACCACCAAGATATCCGAGTACCAAATTGACCAAAGCCTCTGAGTTCTGTTCTGGGGGCTGCAAAGTTATGAGAAAGATATATCCCAAGAAACCACCTAATGTAGCAATACCTATAATTCTAGCAGTCCAATCTTTAGAGAAAGTTGATCTAGCATTTTGTGTATCTTGTACTTCTAGTTTAAATACATCTACTTCTAGTTCTTTCATCTTAACCTCAAACTCAGCTTCAGCTTTCTTCAGCTCAAGCATTTGTTCAGGTGTAGCATTGTCTATGGCTTTTTGTATTTCTTTAGGTTCGTTCTTACAACCTAATACATCTGCAATCATATTTGCAGCCATACCACCCATAGGCCCGCCTAATGCTGTGCCTAGGGTTGGTGCTACTGATCCAACTAAATTTTTAAGTAGTGCTTTCATCTTTTTTGTTTTTCCTTTGTTGCAAAATAAACTTCCAAAAGGCAGCGGTTTGTTTACGCTTATCCTCTTGCGTTGCCTTTTTCTTAGGCATTACTTTTTCTTTTTATATACGGTTTTTCTTACTTTTCTTTTAGGTGGTCTACCTCTTTTTCTTCCGTATGTTCCTAAACCGCTTGGCATAATTACTCCTTATAGATTAAATGAATGATAATAATTTTAACTTATTTAAGACGATCCTTGTTTAATTTTTATTGTGCTAGAAGAACCGCCATTTACTTTAACGGTGTTTATAACACCTGATTGTTCCAAAATAATAGTATAACTACCAGAGTTATCAACATCTAATCGTAAAGAATTACCTACCATCCTTCTAAAAGATATGGCTTGTCCTTGTACCAAAGTTGTTATTTGTGTTTTTTTATCTTGACCTATTTCTGTTCCTGTAATGTTTACAGACGTAGCTGATTGATTTAGTTGATCTTCTTCTTCTGCAAAAGCCAAAGCATCTAACACACTTAGTAAGTCTTCTAAGAAGTTTACATCTAAATAATCTATATCTA